TGAACGACGCCCTTTACGGGGCTGTTCGTGATGTCCGTCACCTCATCGGTCGAGGAGAACGGGCGGATGTAGTTGGTCACCGTGTCGAGGTAGACCCAGCAGTTCGGAACGGGAATGCCCCATTCCGGGTCCACGGGCAGTTCGAGGTAGGCGTGGTCGTATTTACGTCGCAGTCCGACGTTTACCGAACTCGTAGCAGTGCAAGCCATTTCAAAACTCCTTAGAAGCGGTTCTGGAAACCGATCTTGTTAATGGGGGCAGAACCGCTGGCGTAGGCTGCGCCACTCGTGCTGTCGGGTGCAGAGGCCACGGATTCCGGCTGGCTGACATTGGCCTTGCTCGCCTTGATCTCAGCCAGGACTTCTCGAATCTGTTCATCCGCCAACGGCAGCAGGCTCTCTACCAGCTTGTCGCTGATGCCGCTGCCTAGGACTTCTTTCGCCGTTTCTTGGATGACACGGCCTTTCGCCGCACGTTCTTCCACGGCCCGATACTCGGAAAGCGTCGACTCTGCTTCATTGAGCTTCTCCAGTAGAGATTCCTTCTCCGCGACGGCCTTGGCGAGTTGCTTCTGCGCTTCGACCAGTTCGCTCTTTACCGTATCCTCGGCGAGGATTTCGGTACGCAACTGCTCGATCAATTCGGCATGCTGCGTCTTGAGGGTCTTGAGATCCATCGTTTCTGTCTCCGATTCAAACAGTGAGCGGTTCGTCCCGCCTCGATAGACAGCGGCGACCCCGTCGACTTCAATCAGGCGTTCAACATGAAGAACGCCTTGCTCGTCCATTTCACCCTGGTACACGCTCACCTCGTGGGAGAGCGGGACGTTCTCGGGGAAGTTCTCTGCGTCGTAGCAGATCTTCTCCGTAAGTTCGTCCGCAGGATTGAGGTGCCAGTCGTAATAACTGGCTGCCTTCTCAGTGCCAAGATTGCGGGCTTCGCCGTTACGCAGCTGGCCGTTCTGGCTGTGGTAGTCCCTGTCATTACGGTTGTGTCCACCACGAACCGTAACTGGCAAGTTCTCGCACAGCAGCGATGAGTCTCGGATGGCCGAGTCCTCGTAGATGCGGCCATTGCGACTCGTGCGACCAAGGACTTTTACACCCTTAATCACCCAGTTTTCGCGGTCTACTGTTGATCCGCGAAAGTCGAATTGCTCGACAAGTCGTTCTGGTTTCATGGCACTCCAGTATTTTAAAAAGGCTGTTAGCTTCCCTGCTAAATTCCATTTACAGCCTTACTGCGGATTATTTGGCTCAGCAGGCTGCGGAGTCCTCGTGGGAGTTGCTTCTCGAACTTTCAACTCATAGACCATTTGCTCGTCATCAACATCCATGCGTCGATTGATCTGCTGAGCAGACACAACGCCTTCCTTGTACAGCTCCAACATGACGTTCATCTCCTTGGCCCAATCGCGGATGGCTGCGGTCGGGTACTCTGCCCGTATGCGGACACTCAACTGGACAGATGCCAGCTTGGACTGCGTCCACCCCAGCTTCCTCGCAACTGCCTGCCACATCAGGTCAACATCATGGGCGGACTGGTTCTTCTGCTCTCGCTGAACACGCAAAGCGAACGGACCTTCGGCTGCAATCAGCGATGAGCGATTCCCGGTATTTGCGTCACCAGTCGCCATAAATTCTGGGATTCCATAAATATTTCCCAGAATTCTCTGAAGCGACTGGATCAATTCAACGTATTGAGTGGCACGGACGTTCATGCCGGGAAGCTCCAACTCGGCTCCCTTCACATGCACGATCTGCCCAGGATTGGGCCTGCCGTCGTTCTCTTGGACCATCTTCTGGGTCTGCTTGGCGATGTTCCGCAGTGCATCCGCAGTGGTCGCAGCCTTGTGGGTGTACACCGCAGCGAAGCTGGACTGGGTGATCGCCAGCTCCACCATGGCATTAATAACCTCCTCCAACTGCTTACAATGGCAGTACACATCATAGAAGGCAGGCACCCCTCGGGGGTCGTTCATGTCCACCCCAGCCTTGCCAGACTGGATGTTTAAGGCAGGCTCGAAAAAATACTCGGAAACTTTTCCCAGTTCGCCATTTTGGCGAATGCGTCTCCTCCAGTAGCCAATGATGTTGCAGGCATCGTTGAGATCGGTGACAACCCCGAACTCGCCCAGCCAGACGGTGCTGCCAACGACCGGGACCACCTGGCCCGAGATATTGACCAGTCGCACCTGATCGACAGGGCCAGTGCTGGAAACGGAGGTCGGCAAGAAGGATGGTGGCCTGATGTCCATGGGCTCGATGAACCGGACCCAGAGCCTGCCGTCAGCGTAGAAACCGAACTTGCGGAACCACTGGCCGTCCCGGTAATGGCGGCGGACGGTCTCCTCTTGGAGCAAGTACCAACCCGTGGCGTTGCCCAGGTCCACCTCCTCCATGATGTCTTCGATGGCACCCTCGATCCGAGTCAGTGTGCTTTGGGTCACTGACTTCCCCGTCTTTCGCTGGGGGATGTACTTATGGCCCTTCGCCACGCAATAACTGATCAGATGCTCGATCATGGCCTTGATGATCGGGAACCGCCACAGCTCGAAGCCAACACGGTACATGTGGTCCATGCTGGTCGAGTCGTAGTATGGCAGCCGTTTGCCACTGTCGTCCCAGTAGCCGAACGTGCCAAAGCCGTTCCAGCCTGACTGGCACATGGCCTCTCTAGTCAACCCGCCCAGGCGATTGGACAACTGCTCCATGATCTGGAGTTCACCGCTTACAGATTCGTCAATCATTCCGCGATCATCCTCATCATCTTGGCTGCCATGTGCAGGGCATCAGGCCCGTCATCATGTCGCCCGTGGGGGAATGCCTTCAGCTGGGATACAAGGATTTCCGTCCCCTTGTCACGGACGAATAGGAAATCCTGGTGCCGGACAGAACCGTCCAGCTCCATAATTCGATTCTCTTTGTTTACACGCATATCTTCTTCAATGGGGACAATTGGGGTGACAATGCCCGCATCCTGAAGGCGATCCGCTGCGATGTTGACGATAAAGCTCTGGAACTGGTTCGCGTCCGATCCGATGATGTCGGGCTGCACCGGCAGGTCTCGGATGAAATCGATTAGCCTATCGATGGTCTGGTCCGGTCCCGTGCGTTCCAGAGATGCCTTAACATAAAGACGCTCGGAAGTTTTGCTCACAGCCAGTGCCACGATGGCCGAGTAGTCGGAGTTCTTCAGGTCGCGACCCAGAGCATGGTCGACCGCGATGGTGCAATAGAGGATGTCGGATGGCAACTCATCGCACCACATAGGATGCTCGTCCGTGTCCACAAACAGATTGCCGTCCCACAGGTTTCCATCGGGCGTGACCGGGTTGCCCTGGTACATCGTCTCCCAGATATGCCTGGGGAACGTGTGCTTGGCCTCCAGCAGCTGCTCGATGGGGTGCAGGTCTGCACAGAGGGGATCGCCATCCTTCCTCCAGACTTCTCCCTTGTGGTCGACCTCGTCCTCGGTGGCGATAGCCTTGAAGACCGCCTCACTCCACTGCGGGCCGTAGGTGCGCTTCTCCCTAAGGATCTGACCGATCAGATCGTCTGGCGACCACCTGGTTCCAATCAGCAAGACCCTCGCATCCTTCGAGAGACGCTGACTGGCAACGGCCTGCCAGAACTGCATCCACTTCGCCTGGAAGGTGGAGGACAATGCTTCTTCCATCGACTTGCAGATGTCGTCGATCACCAAGAGGTCTGATGGGAAACCCGTGAGTGGAGAGCCCCAGCCAACCGAACGCATGCTGCCACGGTGGCCGTGCAAGAACCAATGGACCTTCGAGCGATTGCCCTTATCAACCTCGACGTTGAACAGATGCCCATGCTCGGTAAGCAGGTCGCGGCATTGCGATCCAATGTTTTGTGCGCGGTCATCACCGTAAGAAACGATGGTCACATGCTTGTCTGGATTCTTCGCCAAGTACCTGCTGGCAAATAGATTCGCGGCAACCGTGGATTTCCCATGCTGGCTTGGAGCAGAGATAGCCAGCCTTTTGATTTGCCCTAACTCAAGTGGCAGCAAGTACTTGTGTTCAAGCACACGCAGCCACGGGTAGGCGTGGAAGTTCTCCCCCATGGCGACTCGCCCCCAACCAATCGTACTGGCCTGGGCAAGCATCGAGGCTAGCTGCGTAGTGTCGACAGTTGCAGTCACAAGATGCCCCCCATTCTGCACGCTTTCAAAGCGCGCACTTCACAAGCACAACTTCGGTGTACACGGTGTACCTGTCGCCGTCGCTTTCTATCACGCGAATGCGAAGCTCATGCTTCCCCTCGGGGATCAAAGCCGTCTGGGCTGGATCCAGCGTCAACGATACCTCTCCATTGGCTGGTGGACCAACCGTCACTGCGGCAGCAGGGAAGGTAAATGTCTGGATAGCACCTGCTGGGCAATCGCCAATGGCAACTTCGATTGTCTGAGCAAATGACAAGTCGTAGATCCCTGATGGATCGCGAGGGTCAGCGATTTGCAACAGCAGGTGCCTCGTGTCATTCTGGTAGATCACCCTTACGGCCATATCTTGCGACCCTCCAATACGTCGTATCTTACGCGGCCCTGGACCGAGGGGACCGATATACCTCCCGACAACTCTGTTAGTTCCACAGAGGCATCCAGCACAACATCAATCTCTTTGACCACTCCAGCACTAATGCAGTATGCGGACTCAAGTGTTACTGCCACTGAACCCTGAGTCGGGATTCCGCCTGTGGCTTGCGAGATAGAGTCGCCAGTTGTCGCCAGCCCTACCGCGATGACAGAGACAACACCAGATGCTGCACCCGATGCTCCTGTCGTCGAAGAGCCTGCCCCAATGAGCCCGACAAATGCGGACGCTGAAGCCAGCGCGTCTTCCGTTGTTACCGATGAAGAGCCGACATCGGTGACCAATCCACTAGAACCGCATTGGCAGTCAGTGGATGCAGCACCTGATCCAATACTCGAAACAACTGCGTCACACTGAGAAACAGCTTGCTCTAGCTGAAGGGATGCAGATCCAAAGAATCCAGATCCGCCTACAGCTGACGATGTGGCATCGTGGGTTGTCGCTGATGACGCGCCAGACACACTGACAATCCCAGCAGAGGAACAGCTGGAGTCGCCAGTGACGCTCGAAGCAGTTCCAATTACAGCGACCGAACCACTGGCAGCAGAAGAGGAATCGCTGAGTGTCGTCGATGCTGAACCAACTACTTGAACTTGGCCTAAAGCCGAGCAAACAGAAGTGTCTGTCGAAGCCGATGCCGACCCTGTGATCGTTTGCAGGCCAGACGCGGATGATGTCGCTGCATCTGTGATTACTGCACTACTGCCTGTGATCGTCTCTGCGCCTAGCGATATGGCGACACGAGACAGCATGCTCCTGCGGCGGAAGCCTGCCCCAGGTCCAGAACCAAGCTCTCGAACTTCCTCACTGCTGAGAGAACGATTCCACAGTCGGATGTCTGCTATATACAGATCATTCGATGCTTCAGCAGCAGCTGAACTGATGCGGCCACCAATGCCGATCCCGTAAGCCGATGTGGAACGAATCACATCGCCGCTATTTGATGCCGTGCGGACGGAGACTCCATCTCGATAGAGATTGATCGTCGCCTGTGCTGCTGAGTAGGTCGCACACCAATGAGACCATCGACCATAAGTGTCGGTAGTGACTGAAGCACTCAATGGACTTAATGATCGCTGAGTATACGGATCACGCATCTGGAACTGGATGTTTCCAGTATTCACCCAGAGCAGGCCAAACCTCGCACCAGTGAGCCCAGTAGCAGTGTCCTGATAGATCGCAGCGGTTGTCGCTGGAGTGGAAACCAACCACACCCAGCAGGAGATTGTTGCCTCACCCTGACCAAGGAGCGAAGAAGATAGAGGCGGAATGAATCGCCCAGTGGCGTTCGCCTCTTGGAAATAGGCTGAGCTGAACTGCTTCGTTACCCAGTCAGTGGCATTCGTTCGATTGTTCGCAGCCGCGTGGTATCCGCGAGGTCCAACATCGAAGAGGGTTGAGCCTGTGGAACCCAGCACCGGCATCCACGCAGCCCAGAGGTTGCGATGCAGGTGTGGAGCATCGCTCTGATCTCCAGTTGCGTAATCGGACCAGCTGGGATACCGCATTGGTGGCCTATTCGTTAATGACCACTCGTCGCGGAACCAGGATTACACGAGAGCCATTGTCAGTGGCAGTAATCTCATCCCTGACCGCCTGCCCCAGGTTGTTGTCGGCAATCGCCACCACATACCGTCCACGCGGTCGCCAGATCACTGGCTGCTGCTCTAGCACGGTGTTGGTGTCTGCCGTTGCAATCAGCACAGACACTGGAGGTCCAGCCTGCTTGATGTTGGCGTCACTGCTGCCGAGCGTGTAGGAGCCAGCACTGCCAGTTACCTTGGCGGGCCAGTTGGTGTTGTCGTAGCTTGACAACAGGTAAAGGTCCATCGTGTTACCGGCAGTGGGGGCAGTCCCGGTTTCAATACGAAAGTAGACCAAGTATTCGTCAGCGTAGTTGGCACCGAGGTCTGCCGATGCACTCATCTGCGCCGTAGCGTTCGCCTGCCCATCAAAACTCAGCGTGTGCGTCACGCCAGAGGCACCGCTCTCCCCGAAGACGATTGCCGTCCCCTGTGTGATCTCTACATAGTCGGGCAGTGCCATGCGTTACACCTCGCTCGGGATCGGTTGGATTTTGCCGTCTGGCCGCCAAGGGGACACTGCTTCACCGACCTGAGAGATAGTCACCTGACCAGGTCGTGTACCCAGCTGGTTCAGCGCGGCCAACTCATTTGCCGAGAGGATCCCTGCGACATTGAGACCAGCCAGCATTTGCTTCACATCCTGGTTCTGAAAGTCCAACCCACCATTGGATGGGTGCAACCACCGAAGACCCCTCGCCACCACGGACGATCCACTGTTGCCAGTGGAGGCGAAGCTCTCCAGCTTGGAGAAGATGCTTTCGCCCATGATGGGACCGACCGCCGCGAACACGGCCCGCTCCGTATACAGCTCACCAGTCGGCTCCGGGTCCGCCAGCAGCGACAGCGCATCGGCCACCCGCTGGTCGTCTCCCTGCTCGATAGCCAAGCGGAGATCCGGGTCAGCCAGGATCGTGGCCCTGATCTGTTCAGCATCCATCAGGCGTTGCCTTCGGTGATGACGAAGCTGGTAATTGATACGGCAGCACCACTGGAGATCGACGTAGTGTTCAGGGTTAAGTCTCCACCGCCGCCGGTGGCTGTCACAGTTCCCTGGACAATCGCCGTTCCGTTGGTGCTATTGATAATCCGAAAGAAGGTTGCCGTACCAGTCGCATTCGCTGACGAGTCCTGCGTGATCGCGTTCAGCGTCAGAACACCGCCAACGCCTGTGCTTGCCGCCGGTGCGAGTGCTGTACCGCAGGTTAGCTCCGCCAGAAGCGTATTGCCACCACCCGTGGCTGTACCCGCGTTGGCGGGAGCGGTGCCGGAATAGATCCGCAGCACAGCGGAAGTGCCAGCTGATGCGGTGATTTCATCGGCGCGGTTATTGCGCAGCGTTGTGTCGAATGACAGTGCCATGTGGCCCTCCAGTGATCTGATCGTGGGATTCCCACGGATGATCGTAACTGGCAGGGCAGGGCAGTCCGCTCGTTGCTGTGAGAGAAACAACTGGAGGCGCAAAGAAAAGGGTCATGACTGGTGGAACAGTCATGACCCGTGATTCGTTCGGATGGCCAGGAAAGCAATCCCAAACGAGGTAACTATGCTGGATACTGTACCAGAACCCTATTCCTTCCGCAACCTTGCACCGGGGACCGTGAGATCCTTCACGAGGAAGCCGTTGGTCATCTCGTTGTTCTTGAGCCGGATCGACTCGGCGTCCGAGAGCCTGCGGCAGACCTCCCAGAACTTCTCCTGCTTGACGACCTCTCCACCGCCGTCGTAGGTGGTGACCTCCACCTCCTGAACGAGGAAGCCGCCATCGGTCCAGGCCACTCGCCCAAAGGTCTCCACGGTACGCATGGCTGGATCCTCCCCCACGGCAAAGGCAGTCGCTACCGCCGCCACTGCCACAATCGCGATCTCGCTGTAAATAGACATTACCACTTCACTTTGTCGGCCCAGTAGGCTGCCGACATCTTTCCTTTCTTGATGTTCTTCGCATGTCGGGCCTTGAAGGCAGCACGACGCTTCCGATCCTTCTCAGACTCCCCCTGCCGTGCAGGACTTCCGCTCACACCCTGCTGGCCGAAGCGGATGATCTTCTCCTCCCCGCCCTGGCATGCCTTGACCACATGGCTCTTGGTCGGATGGTTCGGGGTCCGCTTCGGTTTGTTGCAGGGCATGTCCGCCTTGCTGATCTTCTTCTTAGCTGCCTTCCGTTTTGCCACAGGCTCCTCCTTGAAAATCGAACCGCATCTACTCCTCACCACCCCAGGGGATGGTGATCATCACCGAATGCTCCATCGTGGAAGCATCCAGCACCGGACGACCGCATGCCCTGGCCGCAGCCAGCAGGGCAATGGCGTAGCGATCCTCAAACCATTCATCGCCCAGGATCACCCCGTCCGCACCAAGCACCGAGGTGACATCGTGCAGATAGGTATCCGGCCCACTCACCCAGTCATTCCGCTCCGCGAAGTAGCGGATGAGCAGGGCTTCCAGCTGGAATCCCTCCGGTAGTTCGCCAATGACAAAGTATCGCTTTTTCATTTGGTCTTCTTGATCCGCTTATTTGCCGCCGTGTTGGTCGCGATCTTCACCGCCTTCTTGCATCCCTTGCAGCCGCCGATATTAGCTGGCTTCTTGCCCATCTTCACACTCCTTCTTCAATAGCTCGAACAGACGCTCCAAGGACATCAGCACCATGGCGGGCTTCCTGTCCTGCCGAAATACTACCGCATCGCAGGCTTCTGGCACCTGCAGGAATGTGGCAATCGACTTCCGCCGCTTGGCCTGAATCTTCAAGCCTGCCAGCAGGAGGTCGACCGTCTCATGCTCCCCGAGTGCCTTGCCGTTGCTGCCCCAGGCTCGCTTCGCCGGTAGGCCACGCTCCGTAGCCAGGTTCACAATCTCTCGTTCCAGGTCGTTGCCCCGACGCTTGTTGGGGTGGGTCATGATTTCTTCCGCGTTGTTAATGAATTCGCATGCCGTTGAGACCGCACACTGGTACTTGGCTGCAATGTCCTGCAAGCGGAAGCCCGCTCGCTGCATCCGCTCCATGCCCTGCACATCCTCGACGGTGTAACGGGACGGCTTCCCTCGTTTACCTCGGATCTGCATGGCTACACCCCCAGGGACGCCGGAGCCATCACCGTGTAGATCTGCTTGGTCTGCCGACAGTCGTTCTCCAAGTAGGCCAGAGCCTGATCCCGATTAGACTGGTAGGTTCGCCACCAGCCCTTGCCGCTGACGTTCTCCACGATCTTGCCGCCAGAACCCAGGGCGTAGCCCACCGCATCCAGCGACCACTTCGTATCGCGGTTGTATTGGCCCAAGAGCCACAGGGTCGCCGTGTCCTGAAACAGCGGATGCCAGTTCACATACCGCCCTTTGACCGTAACCACATCGGTCGGCACCTTCACGCCCAGCGACCAGCTCCGCCGCACCATGAATGGCAGGTCGAACCCCAGGATGTTGTGGCCCACCATTTCTTTCGCCCGGTTGCTGGACTCCCGAAACAAATCCCAGAATTTCTGGAGGATTTCTCTTTCATCTCCTTCGATTGTCTGGAAATCATTTCCTTGCATGACGCCGATCACCAGCACGCGACCGAGGTGGGCGAACAGGCAGCAGCTGTCGAGGAACTCCTCCCGCTTATCCTGGGAGTCGAGGTGGTGCTTGCCAGCCTTCTCCGCCGCCTTCAGGACGTAAGCCTCGTGGGCTTCCTGCACGCGGTCCTGGTAGCTGGCGTCCGTGTCCTTCTTGAGCCGCTTCACACTGGCAGGATCGAACGGTCGGTGGTCGTACGTCTCATTGCCTGGAGCAAATCGCGACTCCAGTACCCCATCCTGCGGACCCGTTTCGATGTCAAAGAAAATCATTGTCACCCCCACATGCCTTGATTAAATTCCGAAACCAGACAAAGGTTAACCGCAGTTGATCCGCGCGTCCAGTCGTGTATACTACGGGCGTCCGATGACTACCGTAATTAGGCTGGCCGGTGCCTGTGCTGCGGCAAACCCGGACCACTCCGCCGCGAGTGGTGACCCTCCAGAGACTCGGACTGATCTGGACCGTCCCAATGGCCGACATGGCACCAAGCATGCGGCCCAGTCGAAGTCGCCAAATTCAGCAATAGATACCTGCGACCGACTTAAAACAAATCTTCCTTGCCGTCTGTCTCTACAGCGGATCCGCTTGCCTCGCAATGATTGCGGGCAGTTCGCGGAGACCCAAAGGGGGTGCCGAAACACGGCATTTCGATGGGGGTCTAACCATGCCATCGAAGGGGCGTAACGCTCTTCATCCCTACTTTTTCCGAGCATCAAGGTGCTTGGGGGGGTAGGGGGGGGCGTAGTCACTCGACTGGATGTCGATGACGAAGTTCTCCATGGAGTGACCAACGGGAACGGAATGGAGCTACTACTCGTACTAGGCAACCACAGAGCGAGCCTGCACCGCAGGTGAGCGACGGCAAGACTGCTCGACCAACGGGAGAGTAGTCGCAGCGTGGTAGCCGCCATGTGTCGGTACGACAGTAGCCGCCACCGTTGACCGCTAGGTGGCGACATGCACCAATATGGTTGCCGTTAATATGGTTGGTAGTTAAGGGATGGTCCGCGAAGTAGGTACAAGCTCCGACAATCCCGACTCCGACGATACAATGGTGACAAAGGAGACCCGACTCATGGAATGGCTCGAATCTGACGATCCCTTCGACCAACAGACCGATACCATCTACACCGGACTGGTTGGCATCCAAGTAGCCCAGGTGGTTGGCAGCAATGCCCTCGATGGACTCACCGTATTCGGCATCGTCCTCGATATCGACGAAGAACCTGTGTTCGTCACCGAGGAAGCAGCACAACGTCTCGTTGCCTGCTTGGTCGAAGCACTGGCGAAGGCCGAAGATATACTCGGCAACTAGAACGCACCACTTTTATTTGTAGCGGTGCATAGCCAATCGACCATAGAAAAACCGTGTCGGGAAATTGCAAAAACCCGACAGGGAAATCGATCAATTCTCATTTTCGCCAGGGGTACCTTGATTCTCCAGAGCAGGAGACGACCCTGGCGACAGCTTATCTAACAGTTGATAAACACTATCAAGATCGCCAACAGCAATCTGAGTAAAGCTGTTGTTCGTCACCTGCTCCTTCTTTGCCGCCGATGACACGAGGTCCAGATACTTGTGATCATCCTTCTGCTTCTGAGCCTCAAGACTCGCGAGTACCTGGATCGCCTTAATGGCAACCCGCTTGTCGTGATGGTCAATCAACTCCACCGCACGCTCTGCGATCTTCACCTTCGTCTCGTCGGTGATCTCCCAACGATTCTTCATCGCCCGAAGCACCATATTCAGGTCGTGACGGTACTTGTACTCGTCGTTGAGCATCATGTCGTCCATAGGGAAAAGCTCCTGAAAACTGGTCGATTTCTGGCATGAGGTCTGTTTGGGGCCCCACCCCCCCCAATGGGTGGTGCGGAGGGACCCAAAGGTGGCCCCCCTAGTGGGGGGTACTTACCTACCTCGATAGGGAAGTAGGTAGTGGCCCACCCATTCTCACGCGATTCCGCTTGACACTGTACAGCCGTACACTACCCCCCCAACCGGGTGGGGAGGCACCCCCCCCATTGGTGGCAGGCAGCGCCACCCCCCGAATGGAGTCAGTCCCTGCCCCATTAGAGGGGTGGGCCTGGGCCGGGCCACCGTGGGTGGACCAGACGCGAAACGTATACTGTTTATATATTGTGTATACAGTCTGTTCTACACCACCCATGCCCACCCATTCCCCCCATTAGGGGGGTTCTTCGGGTTTCCGCAATTTCAGGAAAAGTGTCCCATATCGACCAATTGGTGTTGACCAGCCATGCTCCATAGACTATATTGATAGTGTTGGGTGAATGGTTCGTTGTGGTTCGTGGTTCAAGCTTCCCCCCACCCCTTGAATGGTTCGGTGGGGCGAACAAAATGACCAAGACCGATTGACGGCCAATAGCCCATACGGTACAATGAGCGGATCGACAGTACGGTACAGGGTTCAAGCTTCCTCCAGTCCCTTGAATGGCTTGACGGGGTGAACGAAACGAACCATGACACTTGACAGTCGATAGCAGATAGAGTAGAATGAGCGGATCGATAGTGGTGATAACCCCACCAAGCAAGTACTTCCCTAGTCCCTTGAATGGCTAGACAGGGAACGGAAAGCTAGGGGTAGACAAGCTACCTTCGATAGGCTATAATGAGAGCATCTGGTGGGAAGCAATACCGGCGTTTCCATTAGTTGCGGTCACCGTCGTGATGACGTTCGACCAGTTTCCATACGAGGGATCCCTCTCGCTTGGAATCCGTACTGGACCACAGACGTTCAGACGCATAGATCTTTGGCAATTCGATACGGCAAGCGCAGATCGGACTATTGAACCGGCGCGTACCCATCTCAATCGGGCTAGTGATGCACTCGATTGTTGGCATGATGGGGATACGGCAATCGGCACCTTATGGTGATTCCGTGTAACGGGGGGAATAGGGGGGTGGCGCGGTGATGAGCCATGGGGGTGCTAGGTAGGTGTTCCTACCGACGATGCACAAAGCCCGCCGTTAGCTAAATCAGGTTAACACTCGTAAGGGTATTAACTGCCCACGGGGAAAAAATATCCCGTGGTCAGCTATATGTTCTTCCAGTTTTCCTTGATAGCAAAGGGTTAGACAATGCTGAAGTTTTCCAATGCCAATGCCAAGTTGCGTCGTCTCGCGAAGGCTGAATGGGCGCAGAAGTACCTGCAGCCCACGGCTGCCCACGGGCGACGCAAGGTGTACTCGTTCGATACGTTGGCAGGATGGGCCTGTCCCTTCGCCAACGAGTGCATGAGTCGGGCAGTCCCCGTGACGGTGGACGGTGTCGATACCGTCCGGGTGCAGGATGGGCCAGACACCGTGTTCCGATGCTTCTCCGCCTCTGAGGAAGTGAGCTATCCCAACGTGTACCGGCTCCGCAAGGGTAACTTCGACATCCTGCGGGATTGTCACACCGTCGATGCGATGGTCGACCAGATCCTAGAAGCCCTGCCCGATGATGCGGGGATTGTACGAATCCATGTGAGCGGGGATTTCTTCAGCCCCGCCTACTTCAGGGCGTGGATTTCGGTGGCACAATGTCACCCGGACCGCCACTTCTACGCCTACACCAAGTCGCTCCCCTACTGGATCGACATGATGGGGAAGATCCCCGCCAACCTCAGCCTGACGGCCAGCAAGGGCGGGCGACGCGACGACATGATCGAGGAGTATGGGCTAAAGCACTCGGTGGTGGTGTACTCGGTCGAAGAGGCGGAACGGCTCGGCCTGGAAATCGACCACGACGACAGCCATGCCGCTAACCCCGACAAGGGAACCTTCGCGCTCCTGATCCACGGGACGCAGCCGAAGGGTTCCGAGGCGGGTAAGGCGGTGTACCGGCTCCGCAAGGCGGGCGTGAATTTTGAGTACTCGCGATAGGACAACCAGCCTCGGACAGTGTGTATCGGGCAGCACCTCCACCAGATGGGCGTGCTGCCTAGTGTGTACTGTTCCTGTTCCTGTTCCTGTTCCTGTTCCTCAATGGCAAAGGGTTAGACAATGGCTACGGTCAAGACTGTTCGGTTCTGTGGCTGCTTCATCTCGTCCAATGTTGATATCGTCGAATTCCAGATGGATGTTTTCGCTAGGGTGAACAAGTTGCGGGTGACCTTTGAGTGGTCGTACCCCGGTGATGGAGAACGTGGAATTCTGTATGTCCACGGTTCCAAGGCCGCTTGTGCTAGGTGCAAAGACTTCGGACACGGGATGGAAACGCTCGACTGGCGGGCTGCGGAACACCGCGAGATGAAACGCAAGGCTGAATTGGCACGCTACCCAGCAGACTATCGGGCTACCTAGTCGCCCACCTCGCCCGCTCGACCAGCCCGTATCGGGCAGCACCTCGACCAGTTCGGCGTGCTGCCTAGTGTGTGCTGCTCCGGTTCTGTTGTTTCAGCAAAGGGTTTGACAATGGCTAAGAAAATCTCTGGAAAGCAAGCGACCATCCAAGGCCTGATGGCGGCGGGGCATCGGCTGGACACCACCAGCAAGTCGAATAAGTACCTCTGCTATTCGGGCGGGTACAAGGTGTGCCGCGCTGCTGATGGTTCTCTGGTGCTGGGCGATCCCAACCCCAACAAGTACTTCATCGGCCACTCTGGTGCGTTGCGTGTCGGTCGGATCGCCAGCGACACGGTTTCCCTGTCGGAGACCGAGATGCACCGGGTGTTGCAAAGCATCGGTCGGGGTGATGTGCCGCTTCTGGGTGCTGTGATGTTCCATGTGTCGAGCGACTGCTAACAAAGCGAAAGGGTGTGGCAATGGCAACGAAAGAACCGATGCGACGAATCCTCTTCTTCCCTTCCTCGCAGGAAGACCGGCTGATGGCTCTGTTCTCCGAGTTCGTCGAGCAGAACAAGATCAGGTGTGACTTTCGGGTGACGGGCGATGGCGAATGGCGAATGCTGCAAGCCCGCGCTTACCCGCAGGCGATGCGTAGGCTCGACGACTGGGCGACGGGGTTCGCGGCCTGTGGTGAACTCAACTAAACCAACACAAAGGAGAATGACCATGAAGATCGAATGCAAGAACAACGGGATCGCGAAGCTGGTTGGCGAGAGCGAGAGGTACGGTAGCCTGTCGAGTGTCATCGTCACTCCGGCGGGTGATGCGGTGGCGTTCACCGCAACCGATGGCAAGGCCTTGACCGTGGCGACTCATGCCATCGGCACTGACGTGGGTGAAGACTGGTCGGCTCGCATCGAACCCAAGATCATGCCAGCCAAGAAGCACACGGTCGAGATCACCGGCTCGGGCGAATCTCGCAGTGTGCGGGTGCGTGTTGGCGAAACCGTAAAGACTGGCGGCGGTGACATCGGGCGGTATCCCAACGCTCCGACCGTTGTCCCTGAGGATGTCTCGGAGATGGCTACCATCCTCGTCGAGATCAAAGCCCTGCGTGCGATGCTCGCCGCCATCGAAGGGGACGAAGGGTCCGCCTGGCTCATCGTCGACCAGAAGGGGGAGCGGCTGATGGTCAAGAGCGACTCCGGGTTCGGTGTACTGATGGGCATGACCGGGTGGAGAGAGCGGTTGGCTGAGGCGTGGCAGCAGGCGACCGACCTGTGGCGGCGTGGCTGGAATCACCAGGTCGTCAACAACTGGGGACAGAAGTAGATCAGATTCACAAAGGAGAATGCAATGGCAAAGTATCTCAACGTCAG